TGTCGGCGTCCGATTTGTAGGCGGAGAATTCCCAGGAGGTTATCTTCATTCGGTTCAGGACCCGGCCTTCCTGGACATTGGTCGTGATCCCGTCGAAGACGCGCTCCCGGTCCGTCAGGGTAAAATCCGCATAGACAGAGTTGCCGGTCGCCTTGCAGTAAAGGCGCAGGGTGTCCGCCTCGGTCCGGGTCAGCCGCGGGAACTCCAGTTGCAGGGCGATCTTCTGGGCGTAGATGTTGTTGTAGCCGGCTCCGGACTGGCCACGGAAATGCTCGCCAAACGTCAGCTGACTCTCGGTCACGATGGGCGGGACGGCCGGACTCAGGATCCCGAGAGTGAAATTAAACGCCATGTCTTCCTCCGGTTATCGGCTCTTGGCCAGGACGCCGCGATCGATGAGCAGCTGGCCGAGGTTCTTGGCGGCCTTCCCCTTATCGTAGTTGCTCGACGCGACGATCGCTCCCCGGTTGTCGTTAACCCGCTGGATGATGATCGTCGTTTTCCCGCCCGCGCCCATGCCGCGGCGCTTGCCCAGGAACTGGGAGTATTTGGTGAAGACCTCGTCCATGCGCGAGAGCGGGATGGCCGTCTCCGGCTCGCCGGACTTCTTTTCGGCCATCATGACCAGGCCCGGGCGCGTGAGGGTTCCGCCCTCGGCCATCATGGCGGCCAGGCCCCGGACCATGCCGGCGGTCGCCGCCATGGTCGCGAGCAAGGGCAGCGAATAGGCAGAAACCGCCGCGGCGCCGAGCGGGCCGCCCATGAGCATATTTGCCAGGTATCCGACCATGCCTTCCGCCGCCTTGCCCTCGATGGCGGAAGCGACCGAGTTAAGCAGGGACCGGCCCATGGACCGGGCGAACGCCTCCACGGCTTTGGAGGCGTCCGCGCCTTCCTTGGCTATGGCCGTGAACATGCCCTCGAAGCCGGCCGAGATAGAAGTCACCACCGCCTGGGAGGTCATCCGGATGAATTCGTTGGCTGCGATGGTCGCCTGCATCCGCGAGTTTTCGTAGTCCAGGTATTCCTGGGAGTCGGCTCCCCACAGCTCCCGGATTTTCGCCGAGTGATTCTGCATGACCGCCAGCAGGTCGCCGGCGGTCGCGCGGCCGGCGAGGATGTCGTTGTTCATACGCTTTTCGGACAGGTCCATCTTCTGCGTCTCGACGTCGCGGGTGATTTTGAGCTCCTCGGCCTTGTGCTTTTTATACTCATTGGAGCTTTTGCCGTAGAGAACGGCCAGCTTGGCCGAGTTGGCCTGGACGAGTCGCAGGTACTCGTCGCCGTACTTTTTGTTGATGTCGTACTCCCCCTTGGCCGCGTCCTCGGCCTCCTTCATACGGACCGCCTGCTCCTCGCGCGATACGCGGCCCTGGGTCAGGCGCGCGCCTGCGAGCGGCTGTAGGGGTTTGCGGGACTCCATGCCGGCCTTCATCAGTTCATCGACCATCTTTTCCGATTCGGTCTTCGCGATCTTGGCCGTATCCATCCAGGAGCGGATTTTCTTGGCGATCCAGTCCACCGGCTCGGCCAGCATTTTGTCCTGGGCCTTGCGGACGTTGTCGAGGGATTGGGCGATGGGCAGGGCGACTTTTAGCGCCTCGCTTCCGAAATGGACCAGGGACGCGACGGATCCGCCGGCGTTTTGCTGGAAGTTTTTCCACGTGTTGTCGAAATCCATCAGATCCCGGCTCATGCCATGCTGGGCCGCGGCCGCGCCCTCCACGCGGCTCCGGACGGTCTGCATAATGTCGCCGAAGTCCTTGGCGTCCCGGCGCGCAATGCCGAAGCCGACCGCCAGGGTGCCCAGCCCGCGCTGGTCGCCGATGAATGCCCGGCCGACCGCCTCAGTGGCCGTGGTCAGGTCCATGGATCCCGAGGCCACGATATCCAGGACGTCCGGCATCAGGGCCATGGCCTCCTTGTAATTGCCGGTGAGCTTGATCAGGCGGTCCATCTGGGGAATGAGATCGTCGCTATGAAAACCAGCGACCTTCTCCATCTGGTCGGCGTAGGCTTTTATTTGCGGGGTGATGGCCTCCCAGTCGTAGCCCAGGCCCTTGAGGGTGAACTGCAGGCGATTGATGGCGCGTTCGGACTCGGCGAATTCGGCGATCGCGCCCTTCATGAATGCGAACACGCCGATGGCGGCCAGGGCCCCCTTCAGTTGCCTGAAGGTGTTCTCCATGTTGCTGGCCTCGTCCTTGACCCGGGCGGCGTTTTTTTGGAATTCGTCAATTAGCAGGCCGATCTTGACGTTTAGTTCTTGCAGGATCATCGTTCCAACCTCCAAACTTCACGCCGCTCTGGGAGAGCTCGGCGGAGCCGATGAAGACCGCGTTCTCGCGCCCGTAGGTGTCGTAGAGCCTGTTCTTGTGCGAACCCTCCGCCAGCAGATCCAGGTACGATTGCGTATGCTCCAGAATCTCGGCGCGGGTCCACCCTGTGTACTCGACTATTCGGCTGACCCAGCAGTCGAAGTCATCGTCTTCCGGGCTGCATCGGCCGGGGTGGTCGGCGGCTGTGCAGCCATGAATTTTTTTAAGTCGATACCGTTGATTTCCAGGGCCTTCTGGATGGCGGGCTGGACCTCGGACGTCGGGGCCGACAGCACGATCTCCTTGACCTGCTCCGGAGTCGCCTGGTTGCGGCCGGCGGCGCAGATCTGAATCAGCCGAACGTCGTTGTCCGTAAGGCCATCGATGTAGCGCTTCATGGCACCGATGGCGTAGGCCCGCTTCTCCTCCAGGCCGATCACGTCCCGGAAGGTCCGGACCAGCCAGCCGATGACGCCGCGGGCGCGGCTGCCGATGTACTCATGCCAGGTCCGCTCGACCTGGGCGAGGTCTCCCTCCATGCACTCGAAAATCTTATATTTGTCCCTGAGCGCGAGCTCGCCGAGCACAAGTGTGTGCCCGGCGAGCGTCACGGTCTCCCGCAGGCCGCCTTCGTAGAAGACGGTCCGTTTCTGTTCGGGAGTCAGGTTGGCCATGGTTAGCTCGCCTGCTCCTCGTCGCGGACCTGAAACCAGACCGCGTTTTCGTCCACCTCGCCGTGCAGTTTGAAGGTGAGCTTAAACTTCGAGTGCTCGCTTTTGCTCAAGGGGAGGGACAGGGCTCCCGAGAGCTTGGCGCGCGAAGCCCACACTTCGAGCCGGTACGGCAGGTTGCTGTTGGCCGGGTTGACGGTGCCCTTCTTCTGGCCGGTGATCAGGAGCTCGACGTAGGGCCGGCTGATGCTGTTGGCCTTGCTGTCGATGCTCAAGTTCCTGGATGCCGTCATGCCATCGTCCAGGGTGCCGTAGGAGGCGATGAGGCCCTCCAGGTACTCCAGGACCCGGGTGTTGAAAAAGGCGCCGGTCACCGTGAGGCTGTATTCCTTCTTGACCTCGTCGGTGTATAGGTCCACCCCTCGGCTGCCGGACGCCGAGACCTGCTGGTTGCCCATGTCGATCTCGACCGGTCCGTCGGCCGCGCTGATCGTGGCGACGTCGTTGCCGTTGACCGTGATCTTGCCGTTGAGCCATAAAACCCGCGGAATATCCATCTGTGCGTTTTCCTCCTTCGCTTTTCAGCGGTACCAGACGACGTACCGGATTTGGCACTCCCAAGTCGCCCCATCGGGGTTCTTGTACGGTGCTCGGTTCCAATCATGCCGGACTCGGTAGATGCACCCGCCTGAAGCCAGGGCCCCGTCGATGTCCTCGAGCAGCGCGAGAACACGCGCCTTCAGGTCGTGGACCGTCTGCTTGGTCCAGCTCCTGATTTCGATGTAGATGGTTTCCTCCTTGTCACCTCCTTGCGAGTTGTGGGTGTTCGGCGTCTCGCTTTCCGGACGCAAAACGATGATACCCCTGTGGGTGGACAGCAGGGCCGGCCGGTCTTCGGGCTCGGCCAGGATGATCTCGTTCGTTACGGTCACCACGCCCAGGAGCGTCTTGATTTGGGTGTCGGCAACCAGGCGGTTGATGATCCAGGCGTTACTTTCTTGCGACACGTTCGAGGCTCCTTTTCAGGGACTCGCCGACCCGTTGCACGATGAGTTCCTTGTTCTCGGTGAGGGCCGGGTTCAAATACGGCCTGGCCGGAATCTCGGTCTTTTTCACCAGCACGAACAGCGGCTTGGCCTCGCCCTTGCCCGTCCGCTGGAAAAGGATCAGATTGTGGTTCTTCGACCAGGCGAAGAACGTATTGGTGTAGTCCTTGGCCCGGCCCTGGACGTCGGCGAACGGAATGGTCAGCCAGTCCGCGTTCTTGGGCGTGATCGTTCCGCCGAATTCATGGATGGCGGCGTACACGAGATTCGTTCCGACTACGCCGGTCACGGCCAGCCCAGCGACCTTCAGGATTTGATGGGTGACCGAGGCGGCCAGCGTCCCGATGCCCTTGAAGTTCCGGTGAATTTTCTCCTTCGCCGCAGCCTCTACGATGAGCGTCACCGTCAGGATCGTGTAGCCCATTTCCCGGTAGACGTCCTGGGGTAGCTCGTCGAGCTTGGAAATGAGCTTTTTGAATTCCGGGAGGTTCAGCTCAAGATCCGCCACATCAGCCTCCGAGCATGGTCTCGCACATCGCTTCCTTGTGATGATTCGCCCAGGTCACATCCACCGAGTTGACCGTGTAATCCCGCCCGCCCAGGCGGATGCGGTCCCGCTCCTGGACATCGGCGTTCCATTTGAAATAAATCAGCCGCAGCTTGCTGGGGTCGATGCCGCTGGGCAGCACGACCTTCCGGCCGGTCGGGAAGGCGATCGCGCAGCGCACGCCGGCGGCCAGCAGCGCCTCGCTGCCGACGACCTCGTGGGAGGTGTTGACCGACGTGGAAGACCGGTAAATGTCGCAGGTGCTGCCGAGCATCTTCTCGAAGGCGGCGCGCGTGTTCATCAATACGGCTCCCCGCGGGCGATCTTGTTGGCCTCCACCTGCTGCCAGGTGCGCTTGGTGCGGGCAACCTCGGCCCGGCCGAACTGGGCGACGCTGGTCCCATCGACGGTCAGGCCGCGGGCCTCGCAATCGGCGCGGAGACGGTCGGCCAGCTTGTTGAGCACGTTTAAGTCCGTGCTCTGGGAGTAGGTGTTGAAAGTCTGGTTGTTCGGGTTTGCCGCGAGCAGGGCGATCTTGGCCATGACGGCGAGATAGGCGGCGACCATGAACTCGCCGGCGCTGTCGCTGATACAGACCGTGATCTGCTCATCGGTCAGGATATGGCTGTCGGTGTCAGCGTCGCCGGCGTACATCCGGACCTTGCCGATCATGGTCGCGGGATCGTTCGTAAATGCCATGGCGTCTCCCTCCCGGATAAAAAAAGGGGCGGGCCGGCAATGCCGCCCGCCCCTCGGGTTTACATAACCCTGGGCCTTCTCATTTAGCTGGTCGGGTTCGAGAAAGCCGTCATCCAGTACAGGTCGGGCAGCCAGTACGGCTTGCGGCTGATCCGGCCCTTCCAGCTGATGTTGTCCGTCCGGAAATCCCCCATCTCTTCGGGGCCGTTTCCGGCGATCCGCTGGGCGTCCGAGGTCTTGATGAATATCTCGGGCGCATCGTTCCCTTCCAGGTACGCCTCGACCAGCGGTCCCTGGTCCCCAACGGGCTGGGCAAAGAGCCACCAGCCGGTCGTGGTGTAGCGGTCGAGCATCGGGTTCGCGATCAACTTCAGCTGGATGTTGACAACATTCCCGGCGATCGTTTGGATCGCGAGGCTCTGCAGGATGGGGTTCACGATCCGTTGGGCGGTGAACTCCAGGGCCTGCGGAACCACGAGGTACACCATGATCGTTCCCCGCGGCTCGTTGTTCATCGGGTCGGCGAGGAGCTTCATGGAGTTGACGGCCGTTTCCAGGTTGGTCGGCGTCAACGCGAGATTGAACAGGTTTCCATTCCCGGCGGTGTACATGACATTGCCGGCGAACCCGTTCCACATCTCTGCGGCCAGCATCCGCATGATGGTCCGCTTACCGGCGATCCCGAGCCGGGTGGGCAGGGTGCGCAGGATTTCCCCACGGTTGCCGCGCCAGGCTTTCCAGTCGACGTGGATGAGCTTGCCCCACATCTCCAGGTCGTTCAGCTGGTCCGACACGTCGATGAACGCCGCGTCGTACCCTTCGTGGTCCTTCTTCTTCGAGAAATTCTCGATGTCGCTGTAGAGAATCGTCTCGAAACGGAAGTCCTTCACCGGGCGCTTCACGGTCAGCTGTCCCAGGTCCTGGGAAGGCTGGTTGAAGTAGTCCCGGTAGGCCGCGATGATGGCCCGGTCGATCACATCGGCGGTGGCGCCGATGTCGCTGTCGGAGATCAGCTCGGCGAATTCCTGGGTGCCGAGCAGCTTGATGGCCGCCGCAGCTTCAGCGGCCTCCAGCTTGTAGCGCTTGCTCCCCGCCTCGAAGACGCCCTTTTCCTTGAAAGGCGCGAGCGCGCGGTACACGCTCCGAAGCGAGGTAAAACCCGCGAAGTCCGCGGGGTTCATACGTTCGAAATTGAACATCCGGTTCATGGCTCTCCTCCCCTTATGCCCGGTAGTCGGACACGAAGATCACCACGTCCGGCTCCGTGTAGGATGTGGAGAGGCCCGAATAGCCGGCTGCTTCTCCGCCTGGGCCTGTGGTCCAGTTGTCGCCGAAGACGACCGTGCCAAAGGGCATGTTGTCGTCTCCGCTCGCGTTTTGGGGCGAGAGCGTCAGCTCGTAGCTGGTCAGGTCGACGTACACGATGTCGCCGTACTCGACCGCCTTGTGCGTGGCTGGCAGCCCCGTGGACCCGTCATACGCCGTGACGTTTTTCACGTCGAATTTCCAGCGCTTCCGGTCGGAGTCGATGGTCGCGTTGCCCTGAGCATCAGCTGCTTCAAGCGTCACGCCAACGACGTGGCCGATCCCGACCGGAGTCCCGGCGGCTACTCCTGCTCCGACCGGTGCCACGAAGTGTTGCAGGTCCGCCCCGTCGACTTCGTGCATGCCGACGACCGCGTTGCTTCCTGTAAGCATTTCGTGCCTCCTTGTGGGGTATCAAAAAGCGAACGCCTGCTCCCTGAGTCTGCCTAGCGGACTTGGGCCAGCCGTTTCCGTTCTTCCTCGGTGAATCCCATCGACTCCGCGCATTCGGCGCTGCCGGTGGGAAGGGCCGGATCGGTCCCGGCATTGCCCGGTGCGGGCGCGCCTGCCGGCTTGGTGCTCGCTTCAGGCAAGCCCTTGACCTGCGCATCGATGGCCTCCGCCATCTCCTGCTCGGTTTTAAAGGTCTTGCCCAGGACCGCCTTCATCACCTGGGCCTTGCCCAGGATGTTGAGGTGGGCACATTTGCTTTCGACGGTCTCGATGGTCTTGGCGGTCAATGCGGCCGCTGCGTTCTTCGAGGCCATCTCGGCCATCTCCGTGTCCTTGGCCTGAAGTTTGGTCTTCAGGTCCGCGGACTCGGCCGCCGCCGTCGCCGTCGCTGCCTGGGCCGTGGTCGCGGCGGCTTGCGCCTCCGTGGCCTTGGTTTCGGCTGCCGTTTTGGCCTGCTCGGCCGCTGCTTGGGCAGTCTGGGCCTCGCCCATCAGAGCCTGGACGAGATCCGGACGGTTTTTCTTCAAATCATCCGCCGTAATGTCCTTGTATTCCATTTCCTCGGTTACCTCCTTTCCACGGGTTACGTCGGCCGCCTCCACGAATTCGAGGACGCAGCCTCCGCAGTTGGGTTCTCCGGTCAGCCAATCGGCCGAGGTTGCACGCCGGATTTTCTGGATGACCGTCTCGCCCGACGGCGTCTTCAGCGCGTCGCATAGCGAGTTAAGCGAAATCCCGAAGGTCTCCGCGGCCTCGGCCATCTTGTATTTAAAGTCGCGATCGATGAGTTTGACGATGCCGGTGATTCCGGAGACGATCGCGCCCGTCTTCAGGCGGATGGACTCCTCGAATTTCGCGGTCTTGGGAAGGATGAAGCTTAAGTATTCCCGGATGGAGCGCGGCTTGAGAGTGGATCCCGGGATTTCCTCGGAGCCCGGCGGGTGGCCGTCGTACATTTTCAGGCCATCGAGCATGCCGCTCTCGGCGAGTTCCTTCAGCGGCGGGGCCGGGTAATTGCGATTTTTCGAGCGCGCGGGCCCCGACTGAATTAGCAGGACCCGGACCTTGCTGGGCAGGCCGTCCTGGTCGCGCTCGATGACGGGGTTCTCGATGGCTTCGACGAACGGCTCCTCCTCGATCCAGAGCATCGATTCCGCGGCCGCGCGCGGGCGCTTGGCCCAGGCGCCGTCTTTCAGCTCGTATATTTCCTCCCAGGTGGACCAGGCGGCGGCCGCCGGCTCGCGCACGCTGGCGTTGGCCTTGAGCGCATCGAAGATTTGCGCCCACTTATTGGCCTGCTCGATGGTGAGCGGCGCGCCTTTATGTTTGCGGAGGTTGGCTGGGACGTCCTCGATCTTCGGCCAAGGCATGACCTGCACCTCGAAAGTTAATTTTTATCTCGTTTGATTTTTGCAGCAGGCGGGAAAATTCGTCAAGAAATCTCAGCAAGTATTTTTAGGATTACTCGGAGACGCTGCCGTCCGGCTGCTTGACGAGGTAGACCGCGGTGCAGCCGCAATTGACGACCTCCTCCGCCGGCGCATCTGGATCGTGAGGCATTTGCATGGGAATTCCGTTCACGATAAACGGCTCGTCTACCGGGATGGCGCTGTCCTGGTTGTACTGGTCGGCGGCTGCCAGATGCGAGATACGCGGATTATGGGTGTTTCCGGAATGCTGCCAAAATTTCACGATATCGGCCCCGAACTCGGCCGCCTCGTTCATAACCTGATTGCGGCTGCCGGCGTTCATGACGTCGAAGGTTTCCGTGCGGGCGATGGTCCTCCAGTTGGTGTTGAGAAATCCGAGGTCATGCGCGGTCTCGTCGATTGTGAAGCCGGCGTTAATGCTGCTTTCGATCTTAGCCAGCAATTCGTCCCGAAGGTGGGGCGTGATGGTCGTGGTCACGATCTTCACCGTCTTGGCGCGGATGGCATCCAAGGTTTCCACGCTGGGCCACGGCTGCCGGCCCAGGGCCGCGGCAGCCGCGCCGAGGGCGGATTGATACGCCTCCTTCTTCAGGCCGAACAGCAGATCGACGAACCAGCGCTCGTCTTCGCGGTCCACGATGCGTTCGCGGTAATACGAAAAGTCCGGGATGATTCGCGGGGTCCAGACGGAAGGGTTCTTGACGTTGAGCGTATTCTTGACCCGGCTCCAGCGGCGCAGGACCTGGTCTCGCTGCGGGAAGTCGATTGCTTCCGTCGCCTCAAGAAGATGCGGGGCGTTTCGCTTCTCCAGCTCGACCAGATGGATCGCCCGCGCCGTCATGCGGGCCAGATAGTTCTTGGATACGATCCGGATGGCGCGCTCCCAGTGGGCGGCCAGGGCGGCGCTGGTCCGGATCCGCTTTTGCCTCACTTGGCCTGGCCACCGTTACCGTTGCCATTCCCGTTCCCATTGCCTTTGCCTCCGCCGCCATTGCCGGCCACGCCGGCCGGGCCCTTCATGGGCTGCATGCTCTCCATCCCGGGCGGGAGGCCGTTCGACTTGCCAGTTGGGGGGGCCGGTGCGGCGGCCCCTGGGGCCTTGGGTTGCCCGGGCGCGGGAGGGGGCGGAGCGTTCTGGGCGCGGATTTTCGCGAGCTCGGCCTCGACCTCCTTGGCCTGGAACAGCTCGTCCAGGGCCTCGTCGATATCCTCGACCTCGAACAGCTCCATCGCGAGCCGCGCTGCGGTCTCCTCGGGGATGAGGGTCTTGTCCACGGCCGTGCCGAGGGCAGTCATGTACTGCTGGATGTCCTTCTGGGTGATCGGCGGGAAGTTCAGGGCGAAAGACCGGTTTTCGGTCGTCTCGATTTCCAGCTCGGTCTGGTCGACCACCTCGCCGGCCAGCGTGCCGGTCACGGCTGCGATATCGATCACGAAGTCGACGAGGTCGCTGTAGATCGAGGCCCAGAACTTCTGCTCGGCCTGGATCATTTTCAGGACTGGCAGCTCCATGGCCGTCGCCGTGGCGAGGTTGCCCGAGCTCGGGTCGCCCATGTAATGCTCGCCGAAGCCCAGGCCCGCCCAGATGTACGCGCGCTGGGCGCGCATGTCCTTCTCGCGGAAGTTGGCGCCGGTGTCGCGCGCCTGCATCCACTCCCGGAGCATGGAGTCGTTCTCGATCCAGTCCGAGGCGGGCGCGCCGGTGGGGTTGGAGCCGTCCGTCTTGCTCCGGATGTACGCCAGATAGGCGTCCTTCACCGTCTTGCCGCCCTTGAGAATCTTGGCCTTGTAGGCCGTCTCGGCGTTGGCCCGGGAGAGCGCGGTTCCATCATCGGCCATGTCTCGCGCCGACTCCGCGGCGTCGGCCACGGCGTCCACGTCCGAATCCCCGCGGAGAAAATCGAAGAACTCATTCAGGCCGATATGGTAGACCAGCCCGCGCTGCAGCTCCTGGTCGGACGCCTCGAGGAGCTTGTAGCGCATGGCCCGGTAGAGTTCCTTGGGCGAATCCTGGCTCTGCTCCCATTCGTTGCGGTCGAAATTCCAGACCTTGCGGTTGCGCTTGAGCAGATAGAAGGCCGGCCGGGTCGGCTCGTCGGCGTCCGGGATGACCTCGACGATGTCAGGCGGGTTGATGGGATAGAGCTTCACCTGGGAGGTGTTCTCGTCGATTTTAACCATGATATTGATCTCGCCGGCCAGGAGCGTCTCCTTGTGCCTGCGCTGCTGGGCGATGAAACCGAAAAAGTTCCGCTGATTGACCGCGGACTTCCAAAATTTGCTGACGATCTCCTGGACAGCCTCGCTCTTGCACTTGGGCACGTCGATTCCACGGCCGAAGGTGAAGTCCGTGTGGAGGTTGATGCCGCGCTTGACGAAGCCGTCCCGTTTGTACTTGGCCAGGTTCCGGGAGATGGAGTTGGCCACCGACCGGGCGGTGCGCTTGGCCGGCCACATGCCCGAGTCAGCCCCGGCCATGGCGTCCCAGCCATAGGTATCCATGAAAAAGTCAAAGATGCTGGCCGCCTCTTTGAATGTGTGCTCCCGAGCCGAGTTTTCAGCCTGGCCGGTCACGCGGTCTTTCAAGGTCTTGAGATTCTGCAAAAATCCCATCCTGGTCACCGCCTTCGCTGTTTTAGGTTTCTATAAAGCCGCGCCCAGTTAACCTCGGCATCCGGCCCCTTGGTCGGGGTCCGCCGGCCGCCGTCGCGCGCAACCCATCCTTCGAGCTTGGAGGCCGCTATGCAAGCGGCCCGAGCAAACGCCCAATGATCTGGCCGGCCCTTCGGCGTGGTCCACCGCTTGATGGGCACCCCGCTCCGGCCCACCGTGTCCATGATCTGGACCGGCGCCATGAAGTGGGCCTTCACGTCCGCGTGCAGGGAGAGTGCCTCGCCTGGGATGGTCACGCGCTTTTCCAGAAAGTCATCGATATTGCAATCGAGCAGGTAGGTGCGGTTGGCACCGATCACGCAGGCGTCGTAGTCGATCCTGCTTTCGTCCTGGGGCGAGGCCGTGAAGTCCTCGAAGCGCACGCCCCAGACCATCATCGGGAACTTCCGGACGAGCCGCATCACCTCGGTGGTCTCTGGATTGATATCCACGCAGAAGGTGGCCGGCTGCGCGAATGCGAGATACGCCTCCAGCTGGTCGAATTTATTTTCACCGGTGAAAGTCTTCAGGTCAAGCAATCTCATGCGCTGGCCGCCGGCGCGCTCCTCGACGGCCTCCATCCAGACGTGGATCACGTTACCGATATCGGCCCCGCCGTAGAGCTTCGCACGCTGCTCGTAGACGTTCTCGATCCGTGCCGTGGGATCCACGCAGGCCATGAAAAGGCCCTCCGTGATCCGCATGGTCCGGCTCGTGAACGGCAGGCCCAGGTAGAACACGCTGAATTCCATGGCCCGGATTTGGTTGTCCGCGGCCTTGATGAAGTCGGCGAAATCCAGACCCGGATAAATCAGTTTGGAGATATGGTACCCATGGCGGACTTCCGACAGGCCGGGATTGCGCGCCACCCACCTGCCCCAGCGATAATTCCGGAGCGGCTGCTCCAGCGAGGCGTGGCACTTCCAGCAGACGCGCTCCATCCGCTCGCGGTCGACGTTGCGCGGCCAGGTGATTTCCTGCCAGGTGCCGCACTTCAGGCAGCAGACCTCATACTCGCGCTGGTCCGATTCCATGAACTGCTGGTTGATGCCCGAGCCTTCGATCAGCGGGAACCCGAGGTCGAGGAACATTTTTTTAATGGAGGCGGAGTTGCGCTGCAGGAGGAGGAAGGCATTGTCCTGGTCCATGAGGTCGAATTCGTCCCGGATGATCAGGTCCACGGACTCCGATTGAATTTCGGCATCGGACTGGACGCCGACCAGATAGAAATAGCGTCCGCGCACGAGGCGCAGCAGGATGGCCTGGCGGACCTTGCTCTCGAAGGCGGAGTCCTCGGTGATCTTGGTGAAGTAATCGCTCCGGCGGATGATGCGGCTGATACGCGTCTTGCTGAATCGGCCGATCTGCCGGGTGTGCGGGAATCCATACATCACGTCCGCGCCCAGCTGGTCGCAGGCATGGATGGCCTTCAGAACGGCGTACTCCGAAGCGCCGATCTGCAGCGCCTTCTGGATCACGATGTTCGGGAACATATCGGCGTAGAGCTCCAGCATGTACGGGAACTTCAGGAAGCTGAATGCCTCGCCATCCCCGGCTTGCATGGATGACTGGATGCGCGCGTACCTGCTCGCGTAGGCTGCCAGGTTATAGGCGACGGCGATCCGGGCCAGGTTATCCTCACTTAGGAGCCTGGGCTTTGAAACTGTCGATGACAAGCTCACTAATTTTCGCGAGAGTTTGTCTGGTCTGTACGCTGTCGCCTTTGGCAAAGAGGATACCGATGGCGTCTTCGACATTTTGCCCCTTCCCCGTTTCGGGATCCGCTGCGCCGGATGCTTGGATCAATTTCGACGCGCGAGTGAATGCTCCCAGCTTATCCAGGAGCGCCACGGCCAGGTTGCCGTCGTGGTCTTCCCGCAGCCGGTACAGGATGGCGTTCACGCAGGCCGTTTGGAAGGAATAAATGTACCCCAGCGAATACGCCAGCAGGTTGTCCACCGTCTCGCTGTTTAAGATGGCGTTGAGTTTGTGCGCGCTGATTCGGTACTTTTTCCGTATTTCAGTGCGCTTCTCGCCCCGCATGATAGCGCCGATGATGCCAACGGATTTTATCCGGCGCTCGTTGTTCTTGGCCGCCTGGTACTCCTCCCAGCCGACCCAGGGCGCTAGATCAGCCTTTTCCTTTTCGTAATCGGCCCGGAGTTGCTGCTCCCGCTCCCAGTCCTCCACGCGCTGCTCGCCCGCGCGGCGCTTGGCGTCCAGGGCCCGCAGCTCGGTCACCTCGTCCGGCGTCGGGCGCTTGGCCTTCTTGGCCGGCGGACGCTTCTTGGGTGCCCGCTTCTTCTTCGGCTTGGCCTTGGCTGCCGACTTGGCTGCCTGGCGGCGATCCGCCTGGCGCTCCGGCCGGCGGTTGGGTTGTGCCATGTCAACCACCCCACTTTCGCAGGTCAGCTCTGGCCAGATCCAGGACCTGGTCAGGCTCCATGCAGGCGAGTAGGCCTGCGTAATGGATCAGGTGCGCGATCTCCGTGCGCTTCTCCCAGTGGTCGCCGGCGGCCTCCGATGGGACTTGCATGAAATTCCACCGGTTCGACAGCGGAACGATACGGTGAGTGGTCTCCATGATCCGGGCGTTCAGCAAGTTCTGGTCGAAGAAGAACCGATCCGGATGCTCCCGCTTGAGCTTGGTCGTGAGTTCGATCTCCTCCAGCGCCGGGACCTTGTAAATGTCGCGGGCCTCCCGCGGGATGACCATGACCCCGCTGTTGAAATATCTGATTTGCTTCCCAAATGTGAGCGCGTGCCCGCGCAGGAGCCGATAGTACTCCTTGAATTGGCCCGCCCGCTCGACCACGTCGCCCTCGGGATATGCGGCCAGAGCCCCGCCGGTGGCCTCGAAGATGTCCGGGGCCCTGGGGCTGGCCACGATGTCGGCATCGAGCCACAAAGCCTCCTCGTAGACGTCCAGGAGGCCGTGGATTGCGAACTTGGCCCAGTGCCCGGTCTGGCCCGCATGCTCCGGCAGAACGGCCTCCAGGACCTTGACGTCCGCGCCCATGCTGCTGGCCCAGGCGCGGATCGTCGGGAGGGTGACCTCGGCCAGCTTGGTGTGGGCCGCGCCGATGATGGAGGTGACGACGACGCGCTTCATGACTGCGCTCTCATACTTTTGCAGAGGTCGCGCACTTTGCATCCATTGCATGGGTGACCTGCCGCTTTTGAGTTAGCGCTCACTCGCTGATTACCGCAGTGTGTGCAAACTCCGCAATCATAGCAGAGGCACCGTTTAATCTTCCGCCATCCTAAAAATCTCCACAGGATAGGAATCATGGCCGGACCCCGATTGCCTTGACCCAGCTGCAGTCGCGGAATATCCGATCCGGCTTCCCGAGCAGCTCCTGGACGGCGCGGCTCACCTGGGGGCCCCAGTTCTGCTCGTTGTAATCGTGGCCGCCGATGAATCCGCCGGCCTTGACCTTCGGCTTCCAAGCGATGATGTCGGCCCGCACGGCCGCGTACCGGTGGTCGGCGTCGATGTAGACGAAGTCCAGCGAGGCGTCCGGCACCTGCTTGGCCATCTCGACACTCGGGCCGTGCATCACGAATACCTTTTCCCCGAACCTGGCCATCCGGTCCTCGAAGCACAGCTTGACGTTGGCCATGGGGTACTGCTTCAGGGCTGTATTGCCCAGGAGCGTGGCATCATCCCAGGAGTCCACCGCGATCAGCTTGGTCACGCGCTCGGCGAACACCTCCGTGCTCTGTCCGGAGAAGCAGCCGATCTCGGCCATGGCGAATTGACCCGCCTTCGCGCCGGTGAACCGCATAATAAAATCGAGCAGATCCGTCAGGCCGCCCAGGGAATCCCCTGGGTGCCTGGGCACCGGAATGCCCGGGTACTTCTCCTCAACCTGCATGGATCACCTCTGGCTTGCTTTTAATTGGCCCGCGGTTCATGGCCTCGTTCGCCTTCATGGTCTCCAGGCGCCGCTTGCCGGCCACCTCCCACAGCTTGGTGATGGCGGTCCAGACCTCCTCGATCGTTATCCCTTCGAGGCAGTATTGATGCCCACAGTCTCCATTGCACGGCGCCCGATTATGCGGGCACGCCTCCGGTTTGAACAGGCCGATGGCGTTTTTGTAATACGTCGTTCTGGACTGCGGGTGGATATTTCCGAACAGCGCCACGACTGGGATGGTCAGGGCCCCGCATCCATGCAAGAGGCCGGAGTCCAGGGTCAGCATGACCGCGCAGCGCTCCATAAGCGCGAATACCTCCCGAATCGCCGACCCGGGCCGCTTAAAAATTCTCTCGCCCTCGTACTGGCCGGAAAGCTCCCGGTGCTGGTCAAACAGCATCACGTCCAGTCCGTTGTTCATGGCCAGCCACCGCTTGACGATTTCCTGGTTGCGGTCTTGCGGGCAGTGCTTGCCGGCCATCCAGTTCCGGATGGGCGCGTTGGCCCGCAGCTGCAGGCCGAAGAAATACCGCCCGCCGGTCACCTCATGAGCCCACTCGCGCTCCTCCTGGGTGACCGTGTAGATGGGCTGCTTCTCATCGTCCGGCAGCGTCGTTCCGCAGTGCTCCAGGTAGATGTCAATGCGCTGCTTCTTGCTCGGGTGGTTGGCCATCTCGTAGCGCACGCATGGCCGCGTGATATCGAAATAAAGCTCGAAGCTGCGCGCGATCCCGCCGAATGATTCATTCCATGGGATCAGCTCGTCGACCCATGGATTGTGAAACCACAGCGGGAAACTCTCGCGCGGGACCGCGACCGCGACGTGCGCGGCCGGGTACTTCCGCTTCAGCGCCTTGGGCGTCACGCTCGCCATGAGCATGTCGCCTATCGAGTGCAGGGTCCTGGCCACCAGGATCGACTTCACCCATTTCTTCGGGTCCTGGTAGAGCCGGACGTCGACGTCCGCGACGTGCTTGAAGTTCCCGCGGTTGGCCAGCACGTTCGCGACGGTGATCGGCACTGGTTGCGGGATTCCCCGCACGAAATGGTACACGATCCCCTTCACATTGGCCTGGGTGGTCCTGAGGTCGCCGATGTAGACGACCGGGACCTCGACCGTCGACGCAGTGTTGAGGCGCGCTTGAATGCGCTCCCTAGGCGACGGTCTTAGCGATGGCACGGACTTCCTCCTCGATCTTCCGGATATACATCCGGAGGCTGCGCACGGCATCGGCGCCGCGTTCCTTGGCCCGCTCCTTCACGCGCGGGTCCTGGACGACCGGCTTGCCCTTGCGGTCCCTGAATTGCAACTCCATGCTGGCCCGGGCCCCGGCTAGTCCGATCACTTGGGCCATCGCCGAATTCGAGTGCGCGCGGACCTCATCGATGCTGCGCCGCGTCTGCTCGACGTCGTTGTCCGTAATCGCCTCGAATGCCTTGATGTCCTGGGCGTCCTGGGCCTTATGCTGCGGTTCCTTGGCTGGTGCATTCGTCGTGGTTCCCTTCGGTGCCATTCCCATCTCGTCCCCCGTCTCACGTTTATGGGCGTTCGTTTCACGCCGCGCCCTCGGCGTCTCGCTGCCAAGAGATACAGGCCAGGATTGCTCCCGGCC